CGGAGATATCGAAGTTAAGTATTTTGATTATGCAAATAATATATCAGAACATAGATGTTGGAAACCTTATTTAATAGATGATCAACCATTTAAATTTAATCCAGATCTAGACAAAGGCTTAGACGATTTTTTTAATAAGATAGTTCATAAAGAATTAATTAATAGAAATTTACATTATAAAGTATCATTAGAAAAATCTGAAGAACCAATTTTTAAATTTAGTGAAGCTATCTCGCAAGGATATAATATCAATATTAATTTAGAGAAGTATAAACAAGGTTTCAAAGATGGATTAATTTCCACTCGAGACTTTTTAATTAATAATTATTATGATTTTACAACAATAATAACAGAAGATCTACAATATATAATAACTCATATGAAGAACTTATTTAAAGATAAGACTTTTTTATTAGTTTTTTCTACAATGTGGATAACTATGTTAGCAACTTTTATTTTCCAATATGTTAGATATATGAGGAAATTTAATATGGATGTGCATGAAGTTTGGACTCAAACAGTTATGGAATCAGGTTTAGAAAATAATTTAATACGCCAAAAATATTTAGATTTGTATATAACAAATTCAGATCCAATAACACCAGAAATTGTTAAAAATAGATTGATAGATATAATACAACAAATTAAAGAAAGTAAGAGAACTTTACATTATAAATCTAATAGAGTTATAAAAGAATCATTACAATCAGCATTATCACAATCAACTATATTAAATGATTATTTAAATGGATTACCAGGAATAGAAAAAGAACCCAGTCATGTATTAAATACTTTCAAGAGGAATATGGTAGAATTAAATATAATAAATTATGATGTAGCAGGAAATCCTTCAATAGAACAATGCTTAGGTATTATGTTAGGAGGAACATCCCATATGTGTGTCACAGTTAACCATTGTGTTGATAGATCATTACAAATAGGAGATGAGATTTATTTATCAGTGTTTACTGATAGACGCAATTGTATTATGGATAACACAGTTGCAACAATAATAGAAAGAGATAATATTAATGATCGAATTATTATACAATTTAATAAATATACAATTAATTTATTTCCAAAATTAGCAAATATAAAACCAAATAATAAGGAAAGTTTTTACATGTTAGCACCGAATAAGATAATAGAATTACCAAAATTACGGAAATTAGATTTTAAATTACAATATGGTAATTTAGGAGGAAGGTTAGATGGATTTTTAGGAGAGGATGATTGGTCATATAATTATGAAAGTCCAGGATTATGTGGAGCATTAATAGTTGCAGATGATGGAGCTATTGTTGGTCAACATGTGGCATGTTATGAAGGCAAGTTAGGATTAGCAAAATATAGTAATTGGTATGATTTTATTAATAAATATATCATTAAGGATAAAGAGGTCCCAATAATTAAAAATGTAGAAGATTCATCTGTTATTATGATAGATAAACCTGTCTATAGCGTACCTACAACAAAAACTAAATATGTACCATCAATGTTTACATCTGATGAGTTTCCTATTGAGAGAGCACCAGCAAATTTAAAAGCTTTTGGTTATCGAACAGTACAAGAAATGGCAAAACCACAATTTAAGAAAACAGAACCGCTTAATAAGAAAGCAATGGAATTTGCAACAGATTATTTAGATTCAATTATATGTGAATATGATGTTTTAACTGAAGAACAAATAGTATCTGGATCACTAGATATGGAAGGAGTTAATAAAGATACATCATGTGGTCATGGTTTTCCAGGAAAGAAGGAAGATTATTTAGATTTTCAAAATAAATGCTATAAACCACATTTCAAGAAAACAATGGAAGAAGCACAAAAATATATTGAAGAGGATGGATTTGATTGGAATAAATTTATATTTGTTGAAACATTAAAAGATGAATTAAGAGATTTACCAAAAGTTAATAAACCACGAGTTTTTAAAGCAAGTCCACTTGACTTTACGTGTTTAGTTCGTAAATATTTAGGAGATTTTATTGCAAAAATGATAAAAGATAAAATGAAACATGGAATTATGGTTGGAGTTAATCCTTTATCATCTGATTGGAAAAAATTAGCAGATACTTTAATAGCCCTTAATAATTTAGGTTATGATGGAGATTGGGGTAAATGGGATAAAGGAATGTTAACACAAGTTCAAGAGTGTGTGAAACGCTGTTTAGCTCGTAAATCTAAACACCCAGATATAATTAAAAAAATTATTACATTTGTAATCAAAAAAAATAAATAAACAATGGGAAAAATTCATCCATTAAATTTAATAATTGTTTTCTGTTTAGTGCTAATAATGAGC